GTTGTGTTTGTATTTTAAATTAACTATGTTATTTAGTTTGTCTATATTAAGTTTTCCATCAAAATGTAATTTAGATAAATAATCAAATTCTAACATGGTGATATATTTTAAGTTAGAAAATAAAAAAAGAGTGTCTTTATTTAAGACACTCTTTTAAAAAACAAAAACTACTATTACAGGTTGTTTCTCATTTTAGATAACCATTCAGCTTCTTCTGTGTTAAGATTAGCATTAATCTCATCTTCCATAGTTACTTCACCTCTTAGTAATTCAAATGCTCTTTCAAAATCACTTGTTCTCAAATCATACTCATTGGTTTCCATTAGATGACTAATACAATCTTCAATAGTATTAAATGAATAAGCATTATCTGATTGCTCATCTTGATTTTCATACCAAGCAGACAATAAAGATTCTAATTCAGATCTACTCTTAGTAGTATAGTTTCTACCATTATTAAAGAATCTGTTTGCAGATTCACTTGATTTTACTAATACACTAATTTCATTTCTTATTTCAAGATAAGAAGAACCAGATTTAGTTTTCTCTGGGGATAACATTAATACAAAATCTGTTTCAGGTAATCTTGCATCATCTAATTCCAAAGTAGTATTTGTTTTATTTTCTACTGCTTTCATAGAATTAACATTTACTCCCTGATTGAATAGATGTTCTTTTAGTTGACCCCAAGTTGTAGCATCTGAAGAAACTAATTTTAAACCTGTGGATGTGGAATACACTTTTACTGTTCTCATTGTTAAAAATTAAAAAGTTAAAAAATTAATTAAAAGGCTCTTTTTTCCTGCTTTTATAATATCAGCAGGATCTTTTTCTTCTGTAGGCAATGTTAATGATGTTGCCTTAAATGGATATGAATTGTTGATGTACTCTACTAATTTTAAAGATGCTTTTTTACCTGTTTCATCATTGTCAAATAAAACAATTACATTTTTACTCATTTGTAGATAATAATATAGGATTTCCATATTTGGAAACATTCCTTCATTTTGAAAATATATAGAAGTATATCCTAAATTAGTAAGCACTCTCCAATCCTTATAACTCTTTGATATGATTAAATATTCTGTACCAAAGATGGGAAATAATAAAGAACCACCTATTGTATTTTTAGTGGCATTGGTCATCCACTTAAATTCAGTTGCTTTTGGCTTACAAATTTTTACACTTCCATCATGAAATCTTATTGTATAAGTTGTTTCTTGTGGAAAAGGTGTAAAAATACTCCCCTTTACCTTATACCACTTTGTAGCAAAAACATTATCCTCTATTAAATTAGCAGAACTAATTTCATACTGTGACCAATATTTTTTATGATACTCATCAAAAGGTTTTGGACAAAATTCAATATCTGATTTAGATGATGTTACAATGGAAGATGAACTTTTTGAATCAATATTATTTTTTATATTCATTTTATGAAAATCTTTTTCATAAAAATTATCATATATAAATGATATAGCATCTTTAAGTTTTAGATTATATTTTTGTTGTATTAAACCAACAGCATCTAAGTTTACTTTACCATAGGTATTTGCAAAATCAGTAAAATATAATCTGTCATCTCTCCATTGTACCCAACATCCTGGGCTATCATCTTGTCTAAATGGACTAGTGATATATGTATCAGTATTAAAATCTCCCAATACATGATTAAAAACTTTTTCTTGATTTATTTTAGAAAATAGTTCTTCAATAGTTAGATTTTCATCAGATTGATAGCCATACATAATTAGAGATTTAATCCCATGAAGATTGAATTACTTCTTCATTAGAATCTTTATAAAAATTAGATTTTACAAACCATTCTGTTCTTGTTACAGGATGAATTACAAATGTAGAATCATTTTCTGAAAGATACATCAATCCTGTAGAAGAATTAAACTCCAATGTTTTACCATTTATTTCAACACTACTTTTCTTACCATTTACCTGACAAGTATAAGTAGTACCTTGATAAGTGGCTACTCCATCTTTAATAACAATAGGACTAAAATTACCTTCTACAGTTTCAGTAAATACTTTACCTTGTTTTACATTAGAAGGAATCTCAATGTACTTTTTATCAGTACCTGATTTAGGTTGCCATTGATATTGACAGAAAACATCAATAGGTTTGTAAGAAAAATCTTTAGGCAATAAATCAGTTAAAGCATCACAAAAAGATTTAAAGTTATGAACTGTTGATAAAGCTGTTCTTAAATCTTGTTCAGTAACAAAACATTTCATTAACTGAGTAAGCTTTTGATTAAACTCATTAAACGCTGCTTTCATTTCTGGTGAGTTTTTATCAGTAACTTTGTTGCCATCTTTATCAATAGCTTGAGTTACAGGAAATTGTCTCCAACTTCTAATTGCTCCACCAGGAAATTCAAAAGATACATCCAAACATTCTAGTGGAGTATTGTCTTTACCTCCATTTGGATTATATTCTAATTTAATAAGATTAACCTTTTGATTTAAACCAAAAGACATTGAAGAAGATTGTTTGTCATCACTTTGATAGCCGTACATAAATAAAATTTTAAATAATTAAATAATTTGATAATTTGGTTCACTAATTTGTTGTACTGTTTCTACTTCTAAATCATCTACAAGATTTACTAAAACTTGAATAGATTTAGTTTTCTTTCCTTTTAATTTAGGATGTTGAAAAATACTTTTTAACTGTCTTGTTGATAAATTGTACTTTTCTTGAATGTCATCTCTTGTCATTCCATTGTCCAAAGCAGTTAATACTTCTGAGATTTTTAAATTAATTTGATCCATTGTTTTTGTTTTTAATAAGTGAAAAAATAAATAATTACTCTCCTGAATAATATTTGTCAACCATTTCAATGACTAATCCTAAATCATTTATCATTAATCCTGGTAACATTCCAGGTGCAGATTTAGCAGGATATCTGCCATCAAAATTAGTTACAAATTGTTTAGATACTTTTTTAGTTTTAGTATCAAATTCTTGATGACCATATAATACTATATCAAATTTACCTTCAATAGTAATATATTGGTCAATCATTTTACCTACTGTTTTAGCTTTATAAGTTGTACCATAAGTATTTTGTACTTCTTCTGGGTGAGTCAATATAATTATATTGCCTTTAAACTTAGTTAAAGCTTTAAATATTTGACCTATCTGATAACCAATGTCAGCAAATTTGTCAAAACCACTTGTTTTAGCTTTATCCATGTAATAATCTGCCATAATGTATTGAAAATCATCAATTACTAAATTAGTAATCTGAGGTTTCTTTTCATTAAGTATAGAGATTAAACCTGCAATAGCTAAGCCATCATTAGTATCTACATAATTACCTGTAGATAAATCTTTACCTTCTATTGGTTTATAAAGTTTTTTCCATCCTCTTGCAGGAATATCTTTTCCTGATACATTTACAATAAATGTATTTGTTGGATTTAAACCTTTAATTCCAAGTTCTTCACTTGGACAGATAGAGGTACTTTTGCCGAAACCTGATTCAGCAATAACAAGAATTTTTGCCATTGTTTTTAATTTAATGTATTTAAATAGTTTTAAAATGTTTTACATTACCTAACATTTGTACTGCTAAATGTTGAGGACATTCAGTATCACGAGATTCTACTAAATGTATTGACCTATAATTTGGATATTCTGATAAAGTATAACCAAAATGTCTACTTAATCCATATTTTTCATCAGTAGGATTAAAAAGAGTTAGAAGATAATCACATTCTTCTGATAAGTTACCTGAATCTTTTACATCTTCACCTGTTGGGTAAATGTATTCTCCATTGAATTTTAATCTCTCTATATTAGATATAGATCTATTAAGATGCACAATGTGGACAAATGTAAAATGACAGAAATTACGAAGTTCTACTGTGTATTCTATCCATTTATCCATATTTTCTTTAATGGAATATCCTCTTTCTCTTTTTAATTTCCTAATGTGGTCAGTAACAATAATTGTTCTTTTCTTGTAATCATGAGAATTGTAACCTAATAATTTTTTCTTTTTAACTTTTTTACCATCCTCTACAGTTTCATATTCCTGATAAGTAAATTCACCATTTGATTTAGCATATTCCAATATAGTATTTCTCATACCTGTTGGATTATCTCTGTCTTCCATAAATTGAATAACACCTTCCTTAATTTGTTGACCTCTTATATCATATTCTCCAAACAAGGGTATTATTCTATTTTGATAAATCTGTTTCAAAATTTCTTCATGTTCTTTAGACATGGGTATTAACTCACCTTGATAATCCTGAAGTTTACCTAAAAGATATCTTGAAGACAAAGGATAACTAATACCATTATGAACTATTGTATCTATGTTATAATCATGGTTAAAGAAATAAGAAGCAAAATCAAATTCTTTTTTTACTCTGTCAATTTCGTATGAAAAATAAATTACACTAATAGGAATATTATTACTCTGACAATACAATATAGGATTAATAACAAAGGCAAAGTCTACAAGAGTAGATTTACCTACTTTAGGAGCAGCAGCAATACCATAGATAGCTTTTTTTTGTACACCATCTATTGCTCTGTCTAAAGGTGGGAGTCCTGTAGATAAACCTTTATTATCTCCTAATTTACCTTGATTTAATGCTTCTATAAAATTCATTATTTCATTAATTTACTATTGGGATCTTCAAGTTGTTTAGATTTAATTTCTAACAATCTCTCAACCCATTGAGATAATAAAGATGTTTTCCATGTACCTTGACCATCATAAATAAATCTTTCAGCAGTTTTAACATATTGTGGTTCAACTCCTCTCAGATACATTTTAGTAGCTTCTAATACATCTTGTTTTCTAACATGTGGGTTTTCTTGAAAAAACACTTTCATTCTTGCAATGCATGTTTTTTTAGAACCAGATCTTTCTTTGTTTTTACTTGCAAATAATTCTCTGTATTCATTTACCCAATCCCATACTGAATCTATATTTTGGTTATCGTATAAGGCAACATGCCATTCTAAAGTATTTGTTTTATAATCTCTTTCTACAATGCCAATGCTATTTACTTGTCTAATTGTTTCTTCAGAAAAATAAACAGTATCTAAATTGTGAAAACATGCTAACAAATACAATTGACCTTCATAGATATCAATATTAAATTCTACTAACAACTTTTCAATTTCAGGATTTAATTTCATAGTATCAATATTTTAATTTTATCAGGATCTAATCCAATTAATGCTTTTTTAGTCCATTCTTCATCAACAGTATTTGCATAATAAGTAATGTATATTTTAGCAATTTCATCATCTTCCATGTTACACATTCTCATAACTTTTTGAATAGCAGATTCTTCAGATGATTTCATTTGATGAAATATACCTATTTTTAAGTTAGGAAAAGTGATACCCATATTAGTCATCTCACACACTGCAAGTTTACTAATTTCATTAGACATAAACTTATCTAATGTATCAATAGGAGATTTGGAATGATAACTATCTGCTAACTCATTTGCAACTTCTGTTCTTGCTGTAAAAATTAAACATCTTTCATTTTCTTGTATAATCTTTTTAACTGCTTCAATTTTAGTTCTGCTTTCATAAATTAAAGATGCTCTTTTAGATGCATAAGTCATTTTTACTGTTTCAAACTTTTTATTACCCCAAGACATCTTTTTGAATCTTTCAAATTCTGATGTAAGATATTGATAATTATGGTATTCTGAAGTAAAAAACTCTTTGTCTTTAGAACCTGCTTTGATGTATTTGTTAGTAGAATTTAATGTAACAGGTACTAAATATACTTCATAATTAGCAATTATCCCAGCATTTATTGCTTCTTCTATTGAATATTTAAAAATAATATTTAAATCTAATTCTTGTCTTAATTGTTTTTCAGTTTCTTTAGAGATAGAGCCTGAAACACCTAAAATTGGACAAGTTGTTTCTTTTAACAAATCTATTTGTGATTGAGATAAAGTATGTATTTCATCACAAATGATGACGTTATAAGATGTAAGATTTACTTTAGATAATGACCTTTGATTTATAAGGGTAATATTTTTTGATTTTACTTTCCATTTTTCAAATTCATATTGCCATGATTCTATAATAGAATTATAAGGAACAGTAATTAAAATCTTTTTTGTTGATTTAAGAGTTTTTAAGGCATCACATACTATTTTAGATTTACCAACTCTTGGTGCAACATTAATAATACCCTTAAAATTATTCAGTAATATCTTCTCCGATGCTTTTTGCTGTATTTCTATTCTCGATTGCATTTATTACTTTTTTAATTTGTATAAGATAATATTCTAAATTTATATTTGACATGTCTATGACAGTTGATAAATTATTACATACAGTACATTTCCATCCTGCTTCAATTTCTGTTTCTCTTTCTTTATCAGGATTCTTAGCTAATGGTGGCATTATTTTAATAAGAGATACACCTGTGTTGGTAACTACATATCTTATTAATTTTTGTAAAATCACATCTTGTTCTCCATCTCTTGCTATAAGTTTATGACTTTTTTGCACCTTAGCTCTCATAAAGAAATTCTTTAATCCATTAGTTTCCAATTCTTGTAACAAATATTGTTCTGGTAATATATTGGAAATAAAGTATTGAGAAATAGCTTCTTGTATTACTGTTGCACTATGATTTTCATGTAATTCTAATTCTTTTTTAGTTTTAAATGCTGCACCCTTTCTTTTAATTTTACCTTCAGTAGATACAGCCATATAATTAGATACATCTTTAATAATCATTTTAGAATAATATACATATTCTAGTTTTAATTGAGTTAGTTTTTCCCACCAATCTATAATACCAAATACTTTAGTCATATCTGATTTTAATACTTTTACAGTTACACCATCAGTATTGGCTTGTAATAATTCACATTGTGGAATAAGCATTAATGCTTCAGCTAACATACATATTAAAAGTTGACCATTAATTGTAATAGTCATAGTATATTTAGGATCATAAAAAGATGAATATTCTGAATTAGATTTACCATATACACCATTTAATTCTAATTTAATAGAACTATTCCATACTGAACCTTTAGGATATTGACTTCTTTCATTATATCTTTTCTCATAAATATCACAAAATTCTATTCCTAAATGCTCAGGATATAATTTGTTTTTAATTGCAAGATTAGGATAATATGAAGATACATCAATATCTATTATGGTGTAATCATCATCAGATGTATAAATACCTGGTTTAGTACATGCATGTAATCCACCAGTACCAAATACAAACTCTATATCTTGATAAAGTATGTTTAGGTTTTTTTGTACACCTTTTGTTTTGTGTAAATTATAATGACCTTCTATTAAGGATAATTCTTCAAATGGGATTTCAGTAAATACTTTATAGGTATTTGTAATTACCTTTTGTTTAAAGTATTTTAATAGGTTTTGAAATCCTTCAGTTTCAAATTCAACATAAGGAAATATAATGTCACCTAAGTTAATAGTATCTCTATAAGTTTTCTTTGTAAGTTTATGAGAACCTATTTCCTTAGCTAATTTAAATGCAAAACTTTTTTCACCAATTTTGGGTGAGTTCCATGACATCATGTTTATGTTGTATTCTTTAGAGAGAGATTCTCTAAGTTCAATAGCTTCTTTACTGTATTTGTATAATAAGTAAGTTGCTTCTACATCATTAAAACAATATTGTATTACAGTTTCTATTTGATTTTCTGTTAGTATGGTGTTATGTTCAAAAGGTAACTCTTGAATATTTTCCATTTCAAATACAAATTCTAATTGTTTTAATGAAGTTCTTTTAGCATCATTGTCAAAGTGATGCATTAAGAATAAATCTACATTAG